TTATGTAAAAATGTATCTAATATAGTATTTATCTGGGACATTATAAGACAATAACAAAAACACTTTATGTTTTTTTCACGATATTATGTAATTGCTTAGTTAATGTATATCTTTCATGATACATCGTGCGTCGCGAAAGATTGCATTTCAAACAAGCAATTACACAATTGTTAGTATTATGACCGAGAGAATTATCTAGACGTTCTAGCGTCCATTGTATAGGTTCCCGAACCTTTTCATAAAAAAGTTTAATAGTTGATTTACAATAATAACATGTATTATTACTTTCTTGTAAGAGTTTCAATACGCACTCTACATCCATGAATTCATTTTCATCTTCTTTCAGCGTTTTTGTTTTATCCTGACCTTTGTATGAATGAAGTTTCCCTTTTATTTGAGAACGCAATAGTTTTGTATCATCATTTATTTCTCGTGATATACACTGGTTTACAATTTCTTGTTCGCGAACCTGTGATATCTCGTGATATACCCATTTTTCACTGGATATGATCTTTCTATCTCGTTTCTCCTTCTCGGCTTTTACTTTCTTTGTTTCTTTTTCTTGAGGCAAAGTGATTTTTTTCATAATTATATAAAGTAAAAAAGGTTAAATATAACACAATATAAAGAATATATACAAATAAAATGTTTACAGACAACGAACGTATTCAAAAGATGATGATTGATGATAACAATGTGAATAAGCCGTGGATTAAACTAAGTAAGAATATCAAAATAAAATTAGTTCGCGAATATGCACGAAATTACAGCATTAATAGCGAAAACAACACTAAATTAGAAGACTATTTGGTAAACAGTATTATGAAGAATAGAATCAATAAGGCTAAAGACATAGAATATAACGTAGAAGAAGGAGTAATCAAAAATATTCCGAATTTATATTTTAACGATAAAAGCAGGAATTATTCGTTGAAGAATAATGAGTTTAGAAAAACGATACTTAAGAACTTAACGCCCAAAAACAACGGCGAATCCAAAAATTGAATCACTATTAATAAATTATATCCTATTAAAAATAATCATTTAATAAGATATAACTATGGAAAATCAACAATCCGATGATGATACATCGGAAACAGAGTCTGGATATGAATTGAATGACGACGAACAATGTGAATATATTTACGATATTATTAGTTACGTGTTTGATGATATATTTGTGGACTATTTCAAACATAAATTTCGACGCACACTCGAATCTTGCATATATGACGTTTCTGTATACCCATTGGAGAAAATCAATATTGATTATATGATAAATACATACAAAATTATGAATAACATCATTCCATATGTTTCCAAGCACAATTTGAATTCATATCAAACATCTGACGATGTAAAAAAACAACTTGTTGTGTTAGAAGAAAAAAACACACACGAACAACAAAGTGATGAATGGTATAGCACCCGTCAAAATAAACTCACCGCAAGTAGTATGTGGAAAATATTCAAAAGTGAATCTACACGAAACAGTATTATTTTTGAAAAATGTAGCACTAAGTCAAAACCGCAATTCTATGGCGGACCTATGGAATGGGGAAATAAATATGAACCCGTGAGTATTATGTTGTATGAAAAAATATATAATACAAAAGTAGGGGATTTTGGTTGTATTACACATAAAAATTATCCATATATTGGTGCTTCACCTGATGGCATCGTAATAGACGAAACCAGTCCATTATATGGAAGAATGTTGGAGATCAAGAATATTGTGAATCGCGATATTACTTCCGTGCCAAAAGAAGAATATTGGGTCCAAATGCAATTACAAATGGAAGTTTGTGAACTCGAATGTTGTGATTTCCTGGAAACACGGTTCAAAGAATATTCCGAAGACGAATTCTATACTGATTATAATCATCAATATAAAGGAATCGTATTGTATTTTTCAAAGAATATCAAATCCCACGATGATTGCGATGCATACAAACCACATTACGAATATTATCCTTTATCAGATGACTATAATAAGGAATGTGTGGATGCTTGGATTACAGAAACGGAAAATAAACTCAAAGAACATTATATTCTTTACAATAAATACTACTACTATCTTGACGAATATTCGTGTGTCATCGTCCAACGCAATAGAAAATGGTTTTCACATTGCATAAATGATATTACAGATACTTGGAATACAATTCTAAAAGAACGCGAAACTGGTTTCGAGCATCGAGCATCAAAACCCCGTTCTAATAGCACCACATCGGCTACTGATGCTCCATCTTCTATTGTAGTCACTATGAATAGTGATACAGATACAAAAATAATACATAATTTGGAGTCAACGCCCCAAGTAACAACAATAAAACTTGATTAAAAAATAAATGATGTTTCCTATTTGTCATTAATACATTTTTTTAATTTCTGTATTGTTCGCGTATTACTTCTACATTCATTTGTGGTTCTGAAAACAAGTCATCAACTAATTGAGTATCTCTAATAAACTGATTCGTTGTTTCATTATCATTTCGCAAATAATCATCAATGTATGCTTCAGTAACTGTTGATTCATAATAAGGTATCGTATTCCCATCATATATAAAGCTCCTTTCCGGATTCGCAATGTTTTCATTCGCTTCCCTCAAATTAGTATTCATATTTTGCAAGTCAACCAACACATTACTTCCTATATGCTGAATAATGTTATCATCGTTCATCGTATTTTGTTGAGAGTGAATAATATCCGTTTTATCTTTATAAATGGTAGTCCTACACATAGGACAATCTACACTATTTTTACTTGTGCGATTTTCAGAATACTGTAATATGCATGTTAAACAATATTTATGTCCGCATTTTGTTATACAACTATTTGTAGTTTCCAGCGTTTCAAAACAAATCGCGCACTCGGACTCATTTGATATGAATAATTTATTACGTGTATTTATTTCTTGCCATTTTCGGGTTAGATGTATAATCAAACGCATTTTCGGCATTGTCGTTTTTATCTTGTGTTGTGCTGATAACCGACGAAGCAGTTTTTCATTCATTGACGAAAATTTGGGCTGATGCGTGTGATTCATTATAATTTCAACCAATTCGGTATCCTCTTTACAAGAAGATATATTATGTTTTTCGCTTTCACAATAAGAGCACTTTACCATTGTATCTAATTTTATTATATACAATAATTATTTGGAGTTAATCAATTTTATAAATATAACGTGTATATCCATTATGCATATCTGTGTCTTCATATTCATTTTCAACGACATATTGATTGTTATTTATTAACGATATTAACTTTTCAGACAAAAATGTAGTGCATTTGAACTCTTTATGTGTCCGCGAAATGTATATACTATTACAATAATCAATAAACAAATCATATATTTGAGAACCGCCGATTATCCACACAGTATCATAACTACTTACACATATGTCATTCAATAAATCATCTGCTTCATTGTAAAACCATACATCGGTTTCATTCTTTTCAGCCATAGTAGTAGATAATACAAAATTCATACGGTTTAGTAAAGGTTTTTCGCCTATTGACAACCATGTATTTTTTCCCATTATTACCGCGTTATTACCATTACCCACAGTCAACGTTTTAAATGTTTTCAAATCGTTTTTTAGTTTCCAATTTGGAAGAGTATTGTGTATTCCTATTCCGTAATGTGTATCGCACGCCACTATTGCTTTCATATTGAAGTATCTATATTTGTTTTCTGACGTCATTACCAAGTTAAGTATTATATGTTATAATATAAAAAATATTTTATATGGTTATTCAATAGTAGTAATATGTCATCTCCAAAAGATAGTATTATTGTTCCAGATGACGATGAAATGTTTGTAGTTAAACGCAATAACGCAAAGGAAGTCGTTTCGTTTAATAAAATTCTGAACCGAGTCAAGAAAATCGGTCAAAATGCAAATATACAAAAACTAAACTACACTAGTCTTGCTATGAAAGTCATAGACCAATTATATGATAATATTACAACGTGTCAAATTGATGAATTGATGGCCGAACAGTGTGCGTCTATGAGTTCTATTCGTCCTGAATACAGCGTTCTTGCGGGTCAGCTCATCATTTCTAATCATCAAAAAAATGTTAAAAGCAGTTTCTGCACAAATATGAATAAATTATACAACTTCAAAGATAAAAGCGGTAAACATTGTCCTCTTGTTACAAAGGAGTTCATAGACGTTGTAAATAATAACAAAGATGTATGGGATAAACTTATTGATTATCAACGCGATTTTCTCATCGACTACTTCGGTTTCAAAACACTTGAACGTGCATATCTCATGCGCATTAATGGTGTAATTGTTGAACGGGTCCAACATATGTGGCTCCGTGTAAGTATTGGTATTCACGGTTCTAATATCGAACATATCAAAGAAAGTTATCACTATATGTCTCAAAAGTATTTCACACACGGAACACCCACACTTTTCAACGCTGGAACACCGCATCCACAATTGAGTTCGTGCTATCTTATTGCTATGGAAGACGATAGTATTTCAGGTATTTACAATACCCTCAAAGATTGCGCGTTGATTTCCAAGTGGTCGGGAGGTATTGGACTTCATATCCATAATATTCGCGCTTCTGGTAGCCAAATCCGCGGCACAAACGGCAAATCGAACGGTATTGTACCCATGTTGCGCGTATTCAACAATACAGCGAAATATGTAGACCAAGGTGGTGGACGTCGCAACGGTAGTTTCGCTATCTACTTGGAACCGTGGCACGCGGATATTGAAATGTTTTTACAAATGCGTAAGAATCACGGTGACGAAGAGTTGAAAGCACGCGATTTGTTTTATGCACTCTGGATTCCCGATTTATTTATGGAGCGTATAAAGGCAAATGGTTCTTGGACGCTAATGTGTCCCGATGAATGTCCTGGTCTTTCTGATGTATATGGAGACGACTTTGTAAAACTCTATGAAAAATACGAACGCGAAGGCAAGGGACGGGAAACGGTTGATGCCCGTCAACTCTGGTTTCATATTCTCGATTCACAAATGGAAACTGGAACACCTTATTTGTTGTATAAAGACAGTGTAAATCGTAAATCAAATCAGAAGAATGTGGGTATTATCAAATCATCCAATCTTTGTTCCGAAATCACCGAATATTCAGACGAAAATGAGACAGCAGTATGTAATCTTGCAAGTATCGGACTTCCGTCATTTGTTGAAACCGACGCGTCTGGAAATACACACTTCGATTATGAAAAACTACATCATGTTTCAAAAGTAGTGACAAATAACTTGAATAAAATCATCGACGTCAACTTTTATCCCACAGATAAGACAAAGCGAAGCAATAAGCGTCATCGTCCCATTGGTATTGGCGTTCAAGGGTTAGCCGATGTGTTCTTCAAGATGAATGTACCTTTTCATAGCGAAGAAGCAAAAGTATTGAATTTCAAAATATTCGAAACCATTTATCATGGTGCTTTGGAACGATCCAACGAAATCGCAAAAGAACGCTATAATTTTATTGCCGAAAATTATTACAACAATAAGATTATTGAGCGCAAAGCATATTACGAGATTTTCCAAGAAGAAGAACAGCAATTAATGTGGGACCTCATGTCTAAGAAATCAGATTATGTAGGTGCATATTCCACATTTGAAGGTTCTCCAGCATCAAAGGGGCTTCTTCAATTCGACTTGTGGGAAAACTTCGACCATACTCGTTTGTCCTATGATTGGGATAGTCTCAAAAATAGCATAAAAAAATACGGAATTCGCAACTCTTTGTTAATGGCACCGATGCCTACCGCTTCCACATCGCAAATATTAGGCAACAACGAATGTATTGAACCCATTACCAGTAATATTTACAATCGTCGTACAATGGCAGGTGAATTCATTGTAGCAAACAAATATATGATGAATGACCTTATTGATCTAGGATTGTGGACCGAAACACTCAAAAATAATATTATTGCAAACCACGGTAGCATTCAACATATTGATACCATTCCACAAGAAATTCGCGATAAATACAAAACTGTTTGGGAAATACCTATGAAACACGTCATTGATATGGCCGCGGACCGGGGAGTGTTTGTGTGCCAAAGTCAGAGTTTGAACTTATGGTTAGAAGACCCGAATTATAATACGTTGACATCAATGCACTTTTACAGTTGGTCGAAGGGATTGAAAACGGGCATATACTACTTGCGTCGACGCGGAGCACACAAAGCCCAGCAATTTACTATCGAACCCGAGAAAAAATCAGGTAATAATCAAAATCAAGAAGATGAGGTATGCGAAATGTGTTCCGGTTAATCTACTTCATCAGCGATAATAGTTTCGCAAAGGAACGATCACGCATATCAATATCGGATTTCATTTTTAGATAACACCGCAAACAAACTACGGTATCTACAAGGGAATTATGTAAATTATCAGGGGCAGGTGTTTTGAATAAATGAGAATACAACTCATTTAGCTTAGGCCACTTCTTATATGTCTTACCTTCTTTTCCTTCTACTTGTATATTACACATCTGAATACCATTCATCATCGTGCAATATGTTTCTACTTCGTAACGTTCCATATATTTACTATTGAAAGTGGTAAATATACTTGGCATAGATGCTTGAATGCTATCAAAATTCCGCGTTAATTCAACAAGTATCATTTGTTTATCAAAACGCATATTATGCGCGATTATTTCATCGCACATAATAAAATCACTATGAAACGCACGCAGAGCCGATAATATATTCATACCTTTTTCGCACTTTTCGCGTGTAATGCCCGTTAATTCGGTGATTTGGTTGCTTATTTCTATACGCTTGGGTATGTTGATATAAGCATCAAATGTCTTTACACATTTTTGTTTTTCTATGTTGTATATGGTGTAGCTTAGTTGTAAGATATATGGAAACAAATGTATAGTTTGTTTCGTGGTGCTTATTTTGTCTTTAGGTAAAAGACCATTTGTCTCTACGTCAAAGACCATAATATTGTTTGTTTTCTTCTTTGGGAACATGGTGATTTATTATTTTCTTATATTTTGTTAATTTTCTTTCAATTTTCATATACATATACTATATATCAACATACACTTATAATTTATTAAATGCTTAACAGAAATAAAAAAAAGGGTAAAAAAAATGAACCGCAATTACCTAACAATAATCAGATACAAAATAGTAATAATATCCTATCAAATATAGGAAGTGCTATAATAAATAAAATTCCTAATTTGAAGGTACCTAATCTTGATATTAATATCAATGATTATTTTCAATCATCTTCATTTATAAATGAGAATTCCGTTTCAAAAGGATACCGAAGCTTTCTTGATGGATTTAATAGGAACATAATTGGGAAGAATAAATATTCGGATTATAATACCGAGTTTATTAGGCCTTACTTTCCACAAGATATAATTGATAGCCTAACGATAAAAGAAGGGAAATATGATATTATTGGCATATTTAATGGGGAATGTTTAGTGTATAACAAACATGATAAAAAGGTTGAATCGCATAATTGTGAGTTGACGAATAAAAAAATGAAAGAACTTGAAGCAGCAGCAAAAATACAAGAAATGGATAGAAGAAGAATGGCAAGTAACCAGGTGCAACAACCAATGATTGAGGCTGCACCAGAATTACCAATGATTGAGGATGCACCAGAACAACTAATGGTTGAGGCTGCACCAGAACAACTAATGGTTGAGGATGCTCCACAAAAACCAACCACTGAGGCTACACAAGAACGACTAATGGTTGAGGATGCTCCACAAGAACGACTAATGATTGAGGCTGCACCACCACCACGACAACCAATACCGATGCTATCGCTACCATCAGCACAAAATCTATCTCAATTTAATGGATTACTACCTCAAATTAAGTTTCCTACAACAATCAGTTTACCGCCTGATAAACCATCACAAAATGATTATGAACCAACACTTCTTATAGAAAATAACCAACCACAGGCAAGTCAACAGCAAGAACAACAACTACCAAGTATGGGTACAGGTTCGCAAGAAAGTCAACAACAACAACAAACAAATATGAATACAGATTCTGAAATAGTTGATGTTATGAAAAAATATACAACAGGTAATATCAATAAAAATATAAGCAATGATATTTTAAATCTTGGAGAAAAACCTATTGATGAATCACAATGTAAAGCGAATAAATTCATTACAGCTAATATGTGTGTTTCGGGGAAAGTTAATAGAAAATCTAGGTTAATTTATTCTCCAGATAAAAATTTCAAATGTAAAGCATATGCTGATGACCGTTTTAAACAACACACGAATTTTTGTGAGAATGAAAAAATACCCGATGAATATAAAGATCCAACCGTGTATAAAAAAAAATATAATGATGCTGTAAACGAGATAGAAGCAGCACCAACACCAGCACCACCAACACCAGCACCACCAACACCAAGCGCAAAAGGAGAGACAGCACAACCAAAAGCAACACCAAGCGCAAAAGGAGAGACAGCACAACCAAAAGCAACACCAAGCGCAAAAGAAGAGACAACACAACCAAAACAAACATCAACAGAAACAAAACCTTTGCTAATAACAAACGGACCACAAACACCAGAAACAAAACATTTGGCAATAACAAATGGACAACAATCAAACGTAGTAAACAGATTCGGAAACGCAGCAAACAGATTCGGAAACACAATAGGAAACACATTCGGAAACGTAGCAAAAAGCGGAAAAAACGCAGCAAACAAATTGGGAAACACAGTAATAAATCTAGGAAACACATTGGGAAACGCAGCAACAAAACGAGTAAAAAAACCAGAAGTATTACTATTAACAAACGAGTCATCAACAACATCACAAACAGTAACAACTACACCAAAACCAAAACAAGCGTGGGGAGAAAACACACAAGATAACGAAAAACAAAAGGAAATCAAACAAGCAAATGATATTAAAAAAAGTATAAACGTAACAAAACCAAACAAGATTTATTTTAAAAAATTTAAGGGTTATTTCTTAGATATTAATAACAAAATTACGGATTCAGTAATAAATAATTTTAAACAATTAAAAAATGATGAATCTAAAAAAATTATTACCGATCATATTGTTAAATTAATAGAAGATATTAAAGGTGATTTTAATACATTAATTGAGAAAGATATACAAAATGATCAAGATAGAGCAATAAGAGAAAAAACAAAAACCGATCTGGAAAGTTTGAAATCAAAATTGGAAAGTTTGGTTGATAAGATAGACGTGGGTATTGGCACATTTATTGATGGTATTAATACAAAAATAGCAGAATATGATAATGCAAAAGCAGATGCAGAAGCAAAAGCAAAAGCAGATGCAGAAGCAAAAGCAAAAGCAGATGCAGAAGAAAAAGAAAAAGCAAACGCAAAAACTATACCAGAACCAGAATCTGAATCGACAGTAGAGGATGAAGGTCGACCAGATAATACACCTGATGATGGGGACGACACTTTTTTTGGCGATCTTTTTGGTAAAAGTGAAGAAGGCGGTAAGAAAGTAAATAAAACAAAGAAGTCAAAGAAGTCAAAAAAGAACCATCAAAAGAAACAAGGTCGCAAGACAAGAAAGAAAAGATCATAATCAGTATACAAATATATATTAATTATGCAGTCAAATTAATTCAAAAACATAGGACGTTGTCCGTTTTCAATAACAAGTGGTTCAGGAACCTGTATTTTCATACGGTCACATACATTAAGTGAATTAAGTGTTTTGATACGGGGTTCAATAGGCGCTTTGTTTTCCACCAAATTAGTGCTTCCAATCCCGCGAAGTTGCGATTCTATGTCTGCCGCGTTGAACGACAAATTTTCCGAACCTACGCGTCCAGGTAACAAACCATTTCCCGGCAAATGTGTTTGCGAAGGCACACCATAATGCGTATATGTTAATTTATCGAATGTGCGACTATTTTGTAATTGTTCTAAAGTGTAATCTCCAGTTGTATTTCTATTTCGTGTAGATGCCATTATATACTAATGCTATATATTAGATTTTACAATTGTCTGTATAAATTGATATAGTTGATATTATTTTTATCAAACACCACATCTGTATTCGTAAAATCACCCAAACACAAATGAAACAGTCTAAAATAGTCATAACTATATAATATACTCAATCCAATATTCTTATCGGTTGAAAACATCTTGGCAGCGGCCTTTTCATACATCTCCAGAAACAACGGCTCGTTCTTCGTAATGAAATAAATATAATTCATAGAATCAAACACAGCGTTAGAGTCATAATTGTTTTCATCGTTTGAAATAGTATCAATATCTTTGCAATCTTGTTTGCGTTTCATTTGAAAAACCTTGCGTAAACATTCCCTAAATTCAAAATCGTTTGAGTATTGAATAACAGCATCAAATTGATAGGACATTATACTAAATATATAAACCAATATTTATATATTTTTAATAAAATGCTTACTTCATACGGGGGTCGTTTTCCATTTCGCGAGTATTTGCGCCACCACGAACCCATCCTGATAACGCGGCTTCTTGGACGCCATATTTGGATTTTTCGCAACGTTCCTTCATTTCCTTATCCAAAGGATACAAACGAACATCGTCAAATGTCTTTTCGGTAAGGGAAAGTTTCGCTTCACTGCGTTTTTCAAATACATCTTCGCCTTTTAGTATTTTGCTTTCTAAAGCGGGGTCACAGCTACCACGTCCCATATAAGGAACAGTTAAAAAAGGGCGTTCGTGAAGTTGTAATCTTTCATGAGAACGTTCTTCCAAAGATTTTACAGTAAGTAATGAGTTGACGTCAATTACATTTCCGCTTAATCCGTTGCCGTGTGCGTTTGCGTTAAAATTCATAAGTGGTTGTTTTGTCGCGAAGTTTACGTGGTTAGAAGACAAATTATCACTAAAATAATCGGATAACATGTGGTTCGCGGATTTAGTATTCTGAATACTGCGTTGACTTTCGTCGCTTTTGTCGTTGCCTAATCTTCCCAAATTATTAAACATAAAACTATTTACAGATGCCATTTATATTATACCAATAGAATAGTTTTGCAGATAAAATAATAAATAAATGAATTAATTATTTTAATAATTTGTATGACGTGACAAGTTGCGAGCACAGGCAAATTGGTTTCCTTCTTTGCAAGATACCATAGAACCATAGCAGAAATCGGCAAACGCGCCTTGGTCGTTAGGTATAGTTGTGTCCGGGTTACTGGA